CATCAGGAAAAGAGATTACTATCAAAAGCAAGGATAGTGTCATTATTCAGATGAATAAGCCTGATTCGAATACGTCCAAAATTGACGTGGGGAAGGTGTAAAATGGGTGCTGATTTTAACGTTTATAGAGGACCAACGGTAAGGACGAACGACACCTACACGGCAACTGAAGAAATTCATACTTGCCCAAATGAAATATGTGAAGATTATTTAAAATACGTTCAGGGTAAATTTTGTTCAGAATGTGGTACTGAAACTGGTTTGGTGAAACATCAAGTTAAGCGTGATGTTAATTTACGAGATATTTTAGCTGAACTTGGTGATGAGGATTATTTGATGGAAACTCCATACAGTGATGGGTTATTCCTTTGTAATAATGATTTTGGTAATTTCTATGGGGATGATGATTTTTCAACGAGTCTGCTTTCCGTAGACCCTGAGTCAGAACTTTCTAGGTTTTTGAAAGACCCAATAATGATCAGCTTATTTAGGTATTGTATAGATCACGGAATTACACTTTCCGTTGATTATGAAATAGTAGGTTATTGGAGCTAATATGGAAAAGTTAAAGGTAGGACACAAATTTGAGGTCCCAGTGGGTTTTACGGTTTTTAAGGAATTTGGTGGGTATTCCATAGCTTCCAAGGGAGATAGTATTTTTATTTGTGGAAAGACATTATTTAATTTGTCTGAAGTACCAATTATGCCAGCAACAATAATGCCAATTACTGCAGATCGTATTAACGAGTTGAATGAAAATTTAGAAGAAAATTCTGACTTGACGGGGTATGCTTTTGAGTATGAAGATGGTGTGGTGTATTTTATGGTTACTTATGGCGTAAATGACCCGAGATCAAGTGGGACGTATGTATTTGACAACATTGACGATGCTATTTCTCTTCAGGGAGCTATGGTTAATTTTAAGGCTCAATCACTAGAATTTAAGATGGGTGTACTATGAGTAAGATATTCCTAATTGGGGATACACATTTTTTGCACGACAATATCGTTAAGTATTGTGACCGTCCTGAAAACCACCAAACACTTATGATACAAAACTGGAACAACGTAGTTTCTGGGGATGATATTGTATTTCATTTAGGAGATGTTGCTGCCGGAATTAAAGGGCGTGATGATTTACTGATAAAGATTTTCAAGAAACTTAAGGGACACAAGCACCTCATTAAAGGGAATCACGACCACAAGACCAATAAATGGTATATGGATAATCTGGGTTTTGAAAGCGTAGCCCAAAGCTTGGTTATGGGTGATATTTTACTTTGTCATTACCCGATTAGAGTAAATGAATATAGTAAGGAAAAAGAAATACGAAAAGTAGAAGACTTGAAACTTACTGTTGAAAAGTACGATATCAAACATATTATTCACGGACATGTTCACCAAAGAACAACAAATCTTCCAAATCACTACAACGTCTCAGTTGAGGCAATCAACTACACACCCATCGAACTCAATTCATTACTAGGACTTTAAGCTGATCTTAAGGTTCTGATAGTATAATTAACCTTTAAAACAAGGGGTTATTATGGAAAGAAAGTGTGTAAACTGTTTTTACAGCAAACCAGCAATGAATAAAGATCTAGTCGTGTGTACTTATATGGATGACATCCTATCTCACGGGAATATTTTAGATTCGAAAGAAGAATGGAGTTCAGCGAAATACTTTACCAAATTGACGAATTTCAGTGGTGATGCATTCGAAGCTTATTCGGAAGAAAATGGTGAAAAGGTTCTGAGGGTTTGTGTATCAAAAGATGCTTCCTGTGGAAAGTTCGCAAAGGGAAGAAATGACTAATGAAATTCATTGTTTTAGGTGATACACACTTTGGGGTTAAGGGATTCAGTGATGAATTTCTAGATAACCAATTAAAGTTCTTTAATGAGCAACTTTTCCCATATATGAAAGAAAATGAAATAGACACAATAGTTCAGTTGGGTGACTGGTTGGACAATCGAAAAACAATCAACATAAAAACATTTGATAGAATCGTTAAAGAATTCTGTGAACCTATCAAACAACACGGGTTCAAATTCATAAGTTTTTTAGGAAACCACGATATCTACTACAGTACAACACTTGAAATCAATTTAGTGAAATATTTTGCCGACTTATTCCCTGATAACATTTCAGTGTATTCAAAACCAACTACTATTGAACTTGGGGATTACCGATATAAACTTTTTCCTTGGGCAGTGAAACCGATATCTGCTTCTGATTTAGAAGGAGCAGACGTAGTATTCGGTCACTTTGAAATTAGCAACTTCGAAATGGTAAAGGGTCACGTGAATCAAAATTCAGACCTTTCTTCAAATTTCTTCAAGAAAATTAAAGGTCTAAAAAGGGTTGTTTCTGGGCATTACCACATTCAATCTACAGACGGCTTCATCTTATATACTGGGACTCCGTACCAATTGAATTGGGGTGATTATAAGACACCACGTGGTTTCTATATATTCGAAGGGCACGACTATGAGTTTGTAGAGAACGTGGTAAGTTCTAAATTCATAAAATTGAAGTATGATGATCGAAATGAAAAACGCTTGGAACTTTCTGGGTTTTATGATGAATCAGTTTATTTTGATTCAGTGGATGAATTACCAGATTTAAGAAACCACATTGTGAAATTTTTCATTAATTATTCTGAAGACAAAGAATATGAGTCTGTGAGCTTTGATTTACACCAACAAGGAGTCAGTTTTAATGTAATTAATAATGCTGAAATTTCAGACTTAATTGGGACCGATTTTCAAGGTGAGATTGACAATATTGGCGGTGCTGAATTGTTGTTCAGGACGGTTAAGGATAAACAACCACATTTGGTGGGTTTATTAGACCGAATTATGTCTGAAATTAAGGAGGTGTAATGAAAATTATTTTTGAGAATCTTAAATTTAAGAATGTGTTAAGTTACGGTAATAAAATAACAGAATTTGATTTTGAAAGCGGAATCGACCTTGTTGTTGGTTCAAATGGTTTAGGGAAATCTACCTTAGTAGATGCCTTGACGTATGGTTTATTCGGGAAGCCGTTCAGGAAAATAAAAATTGGTAGCCTAATCAATAACAAGAACAATCGAGATTTATGGGTGGAAGTAATTTTTTCTGTAAATGGTGAACGCTTCAAAGTAGAAAGAGGGCAGAAGCCTGACAAATTCAATATCTTCAAAGATACCGACGGAGTGTTTTCACAAGTAGAGAAACCGAGTACCAACAGAGATTATCAAATTCTCCTTGAAGAGAATATTTTACGGTTTGGTGAAAACGTTTATCGCCAACTTATTGCTTTGGGTGCGAACCTGAGTTCTTCAAAGAATTTTATGGATTTGACGAAGGCTGAAAAAGAAGAAGTTCTTCAGGTTATTACCGATACTGCGATTTTCAATAAGATCAAAGAAAAGGTTCGTGAGGAAAGACTTGTAGAGCGTACTAATGCAACTGAATTTAAGTACAAAAAAGAAGTTCAGTCATCAAATATCATGTCCCTGAAGAATTCTATCAGTGCACTCGAAAAACAAAATCAAGAATTTGACGATAACAAGCATGAGATTCTATTACAATTGAAGGAAGAAAGTTTCGATATTCAGGCTAAATTAGATAGATACCCAGTTTTATTCACTGCGTTAGATGCATTAGAGGTTGAATATAACGAAAACCAACCGAAAATCACTGAAATAGAATTGAAGCTAGAAGCGGTGATGGAAAAAGAACAAGACCTGAAGGCTAAGATACGAAAGCTTGTCGTGAACGAGAAAAATAAGGTGGTTTGCCCAAGTTGTGCGTTTGAAATCAAGGAAGACCTCCCATATTCAGCTGATAGTTTGAAAACAGAAATGAATGAAGTAATTGGCACGAAAGAAGATCTGATAACAGAACTTGAAGAACTTCGACCTGAACAACAAAAGCGGAAAGAAAAGTTTGACAATAGGAGTAGACTCAAGAGTAATGAAAGAGACTACAAGAAATCTATTGACCTTATAAACCAACGTATTGAAAAAACTAGACAGTGGCAGACGGTAGAAATTGATTATTCTGAATTGGAAAAGGCTGAAGAAGAATTCGCAAAGACAAAAGAACGTTTGATGAAAATTAACGGGAACTTGTCTGACCTGAATGATTTAGAAGAAATGGTTAGTGATAAGAATCTGAAAGGTGTCATTTTAAACCAACAACTTCCGTTCTTGAATAAGTATATCAACGAATTTCTAGAGTTATTTGGGTCAAAGTTCAATTTCATTATCGATTCAGAATTTCAGGAAAAGATCGTATTCCGGAGTTCAGATAATGATTTCAACTCTTTGTCTAATGGGCAGAAGCAACGGATTTCTTTGAGTATATTATTCGCATTCCTGAAGCTTATAGAAGAAAAGAATGGAATTAGTACCAATCTTTTAATTCTAGATGAATATTTGGATAGCTCTTTAGACATAGATGGTATAGACGAGGTTATGACAATATTAGATGAGGTGTTTAGTGAGAAGAAAGACGTAGTTCTTATTTCACACAATCCAGATATAAAAAATAGACTTGAACTTTTGAATAGAATTATAAAAGTTCGTCAAGAAGATGGGTTTAGTTCATTTTCTGTAGAAAAATCTTAAGGGGATAATGATGTGGGATAAAATGACAGGAAGTGATTTGTC